ATCATTATAATATTTTTTTATTGGGGTAATAGCTTCTGTAGGTATTTCTAATGCCTTTACTACAAGCGGTTTATCTTTATTAACTTCCCCTGCTATAGCCTGTCTTACTAACTCAATATTTGCGTCTGTTATTCCAGGTATTTTTTGTTTAATACCAGTTTCAAAATAAGTAATTTTAGCTTGAACAGTATCTCCAACTACTTGATTTAATCTAAAATATTCTTCTGTAGCATTCCACACATCAAGGCCTATGAGTTTCATTTTTTGATAGTCAGTAAGACCTATTTTAGCTATTGTGAAGTCAACTAGCTTAGGCACTAGTGTTACTACCTCTTTGCCTAAATAACCTAAGAAACCTGTTAATAACGTTAATAGTAGTGGATATAATACTGTTGTAAAGTTTGTCATAATAAAACCTCCATATTTTTTATTTTAATATATTATTTAATATTGATTTAAGTCTTGCTGTTGCTTCTGTTGTATTTGTACCCTGTATTCCGTCCTGTGTAAGTACATTCCCATTTTTGCCTGTTATTTTTAATATATTGCAAATTTCTTGAACTTGAAGAACTTCTACGTCTACTGTGATTGGTGTCACATTACTCACTCCTTTTAATAAAATACCATCATCAAATATATTTAAATCTAATGTCCCATTACTTGTAGAATATTGCCACCCTATATTTTTAATAACTGGTCTAGTATTGCATGAATCCGCTACCCATAATGGCAAGTCTTTACATATAGAAGTAATTTCATCTCGATACCAATAGAATCCAGTATATAATACAGGCGGTTTACCTTGACTAATTAAATAATCAGCAAACTTTCTAACTCTTGCACTCATTCCAATGCCTTCGGTTGGTTCCTCTGCATCAATTCCATAAAGGCAATCACTTTTATACGGTGCAATCGTGGTAAGAAAATGTTTAACCTCTGATATAGGATCATTCGCTCTTAGATAATGATAGAATCCTACTTTCATTCCCATAGATTTTGCTTTTAAATACTGCGAGTTTAAACAAGGGTTACTATAAGACAAGCCTTCTGTGGCTTTAATAATGCAAACTTTTCTATCTTTAACTGTGTTCCAATTCAAATCCTTTTGAAACTCTGATATATCAAATCCACTATAACTCATTGTATATCTCTCCCTATTACTTTAATAAAACTCCAACATAAAATATAAATATTGTAACAAATATACCTAAGCCCCATTTGATAGTAGTCATAAAGTCGTCAATTTTTGAAATCAAGTTTTTAATTTCAATTTTATATTCACGCCCATCTGTTTTCAGGGCGGTTATATCTTTTGTATTTTCTTTTACCAATCCAGTAAGTTCTAATAATTCTTTGTCAATATTTCGATGCCTTTCTTCTTCTACATCTTCATTCATTTTTGAACCCCCAATTAAATTTGAACATAAAAAAGAGCCTATTCTAAGCTCTCTTACCCTTGCTTATTTAATTATATTTGATCCGCCTCCTTAGTGTCTTAGTTATTGACTATTTCCTATAAATACTAGCTATATTTTTTAAGTTTAAGATAATACTATTTAATGTACTAGATAATCAAAAATATAAAGGAACCCCCATTATTTTTTTTGATTACGTATAGCATTTGTTTTCTACTTTTTATAGTTATTTGGGTGATTATATTTACAAATAGAAAAATTATCGTTTTTTATAAATATATCACTGGGCTAGTTTTTAAATGCAAAGGTAGTAGTACCTCTACCTCCGCCTTTGCATTTTTATTTTTAAGACTTATTGTAAAATTATTGTATTTATATGAATAAAAGGATATACTTGAGATACTCCTTTTAATGTAAATGTAAAAGGCGGATTCGAGCACCTACCTTTTACATTTATTTTTTGCATTAAAAAAGGACTAATTAAAGTCCTACCTATTTCGATATTTGATAATAAAATTTTTATTATTTATGCTTTACATTAATTGTATTAAGTTGTAGTATATAGATGATAAGGTGTATATTAATAAAATAGGGGGATGAATTATGATTTATCTATTAAAATTGATTAGTTTATATGCAGTTGGTTGTATTATATTCTCTTTCATTTATAGTTCTGCATTTTTTATATATGATAAATATATGAAAAAAGTTCATCATATTCAGCCATATAAAAAGCCACAATATAAATATTTATTTGATGAAGATAGAAACAAATATAAATATAAAAGAGTTAAAGGAAATTTTTTTTATATTTATATAAAAGTAGGAATTGATGATATTTAGAACTTGTAAAAAATACAAGCTCTTTTTTTATTTTAATGTTAAAGTTGTATTTATTAAACTACTATTTACTAATTCACCTATATATTTATTTTCTACATTTACATTATCTCTCCGAATTTGAGTTCCTGCCCATAAAAATACCTCTGCAAAACCCATCCCTAGTGCTCTATATGCTTCTTTTAAGATAACATTCCAAGTATCCATATCGCCTACTTTTGCTACATATCCTGCGAAATAATGTTGTTTATTTCTTTTATACCCTAATTCTTCTTCAACTAAATAAAAAGTATCTTCGTGATACTCTGAAATAGTTCCACTATCTATCCAGTCATAATCTTCAATTTGCATAAAATCTAATTGATTATTATTCCAAGCATTTTCAGGATAATTAATCATTGATATAAAATATGGTGTATTTGTTGGGTCTATTACGCTTGGCGGAAAGAATAAAGCTGTATATAGACCATTGGAGTAACTTTTCACAATAGATTTCATAAAATTACTATAATCTACTAATTGAGCATTGCACCAATTAGCTAAAGTTAAATTGTCACCTGTCATTAATACATTACTACTATCTGTAATTATAGGCATAGCAGAGCCATTGTCTGATTGATATTTTGCTTTACTTGCATCATCATAAATACATGGTGGTTGTCCTTGTAATGCCGTTTGCCACCACCACCAAGGCTCACCCAATTGTAATATAGGAGTAAATCCTACACCAACAACTATATTTAATATATCTTTTGTGACATTCTCAATATAAGTTCTAACATCAGTATTGCAAGGACTATAAAAGTTTGTTGGTGGTATCCATCCTGTTTGACCAACACTTCCATCTGATAATCTTTGTTTCCATGTATCAGGCATCTGTAGATTTTCCATAGAAATAGATGTTACAATATCAGTAAATCCATTTGCTTTCATTTCATTTAGATATGCAGTTAACCAATTTCTAAAAGCATTATTTATAGTTACTGTATTATCTAATATCATACTTGTATAGTCAACACTTACAACATCTTTTGTACCATTTTTATCATAAAAATGTGAAGCACCAATATATATGTCTACCATACCACTAAATCCCATTTGTACCATTGTATTTATTAATCTTGTAGGGTTTCTATCATTTTCATCATCATATCCTTCTGCATATCTTATTTTATGTTGTTCCCTATTTGGATTTATGACATTTAAATCTGCCCCTGTTAAAGTCCAATTTGTAACTTTAAATTCAAATATATCACTTGAACCTGTCATAATTAAATTAGTTTCATCACTTGGAATTGCAAGGGATTGAGACATAATATAATTTGGGGGCATAATTGGTATAATCACTTCTTTTATATCTGTTACAGGTACTTTAACTGATGTAACATAATAATCGCCTTCATATAAATTATTAAAATCAATATCAAAATGATTACCATTATGATATTCAAAATCAATAGTTAGTTTTGGCGCATATGGCATATTACCTCCAGCCATAGGACTAATTAAACCAAGTACATAATCTATTACATAATCGGTATTTAGTACCCCTATCCCACTAACTCCATCTTTTGTCCAATTGACTACTTCACTATTCCAAGCAATCCAATTTTGATTTAAGCTTGTTTTTGTTGTAAATGGATCTACTATTAGTTGAGTTGCAATTGTAGGTCTTAAAAATCCTAAAGTGATATATCTTTCAGTATCATCATTCTTTTTTAAAACTAAACTTGGTAATATTAATACATTATCAAGCAAACAAATATTAGTATACTCACAATCAAATGATAACTTAAACCCTGTATAATCCGCATTTGTTGCATAACTACAATAAGGGTTTGTTATATCATCTACACTCGTCCAAATTAAACCAACATAATCACCTTTTGTCCTAAAATTACCCTGCACTGAAAAATCTGTATCAGAACCTAATACAGACGTAATACTTGCTATACATTCAAAATTTGATATTACTTTTAATAAATGTGGATGCATTCTTTGATAATTCATATTACACCTTCCCCATTACAGATATAGATACTTTATTTGATGTACCAGTTGCAAAAGTAATTACGCATCCAATATAATTACTATTTGTATCAAGAGTATAACTTAAAGTATATGCTAAACCAGTATCAGTATTTATAGATACATTTGGCATTGCACTATATATATTTTCAAATTGAACTGTCAAACTAGAAATAAAAGCTACGCTAATATATTCAAACCATATATCACTGTATGAATCTACAAATGTTGTTGATTGTTGTCCATCTGCATATACAATATCTGATTTACTATCCCAAGGACATAATTGCACACAATCCAAATAACAATCTGTTGTATCATCATTTGTAAATCTAACCCATATTTTTCCATGACCTGTACTATCAAAAGTAACGTAAAAGGGATCAATTCCCCAATCTACAGTTGAAGGTATATTACATGCGGTAGTAATTGTATTATTAGGTAGTGTCATAGAAATAGGTGCCCATGTATTACTATCAAATATTTGTAATTGACAACTTCCACCTAATTTTCTAAATAAAAGTTTACATAATCCACCATTCCAATTTGTAGGGTCTGGTCTATAATCTAATATGTTTTCCATCATCTGATAACTTGATAACTGAACTGAATACGCCCCCTTATAGTTTTTTTCACTCACAACTGTACCACCAGACCAGTATAATGGTTGTCTTGTGCCATATCTATAGCGCTCAAAGCTTGTATTATATAATACATTTTCAGTTAATGTAGTTGAATCTTTGGAAGCTTGCAACTCGCTTACATCGTTTTGCAAAGATATTTGTAAATCGGCTAATGAGGCTATTTTATTTGCAAGTTGCACTGTACTCTTTTCTGGTTCATCTATATACCGTACCATTTGAACTATACGCTGTTTCTCTCTAGTATTTCTTTCTTTGGATACTAGAGTCACAAAATCACCAATAGAATAATCAAGTATTTGATATTTATCGCTTACTTTTGCAAGGTCATAAATATCCACAGAAAAACAATTAAGGGGTATACTTAGATAAGCTAATCTTGCCACTGCATCATCATATAAATCTTGTGGCACTGTATAATCAGTATCTACCCAATAAGCAGTAAGAACCTTATTGCTATACTGATAATTCTCAATATACTTTTTACCTCCATTCACTGTTGTAATATCCATATTATCATTACCTAATGGAATCAATCGAGTAATATAATCATATGAACTTCTTTGATTATCAATTTTTTTAAGATTCAGTTTATCTGAAAAATAAACCCCCTTATCAGTTCCAATTGATTGAAATACATTAACCCGTTTATTTATTGCATCAAAACTCATTTCGCAAGAATAAGTGCTTTGAATCTCTTGTAATACATCATAAGCAGTACAGTTGACTTTGGATATACTTCTCTTCCTATTATCTAAATTATAAGTTCCAATGCTCCATCCTGTCCCTGTTAAAGCTAGGGTGAGAACATCTTCACATATCTGTTCTACAGTTTGAATACTATCCACCACTGTTCCTTGAATACTTTCAATATTTACTTTACATACATATTCATCATAGTTTTCATCACTACAATTTACTTCTTTAACCACATATTCATTATTTTTAGTTACTATATAACATTCTTCTAATATTAATTTATATTTGCAATCAGCAATGGGATATAAAAAATCAAGAATATCAAGTTGTCCTATTTCCAACTGTATATAATAATTTTTATAATCATCTAAACCCACTAATTTAACATGGTTTATATCATACAATTGAAGCATTATAGCACCCCCTTCTATAATTATTACCTATCTATAAATACCTCTAAACCCATTTTGGGTTAAATTGTATAATAACTGTACATACTGAATTATCTATGTTAATAGTATTATTTCCAGGTTGTAGTATAGGGAATTCCCACATATTTGTATCAGCATATTTATTAAGGCCACTTTGGGTTACTAAACCTAATACTCCATCAATAATAATAGGTGTATTGGCCAATAAATTTTGTATAATTATAGGGTCTTCACTTAAACCAGTAACTGTTATAGAGGTAATATTTGCTGAGGGAGTTATTATAACATACGCCGGAGTTGGTAAATTACCATCAACATTAAAAGATGACATGTTTTGATTAGTCATAGTTTGTGTTATTACAGGTTTGTATGCATATCCACTTTTAAGTTCTATTTCTAGGTTATATACTCCAATTATAACTCTTGTATGTGTTTTGCTTACAATTAAGCAATCATAGTAGAAACTTAGATCGTCAAATTTTATAGTACACCGTTCAAATTGTTTAACTAAATTGCTCATATCATTCAGAGCATTTTCTTCGTTAGTATCTTTTATATATAGTTTTATTTTTATTTGCTTATATTGTTCTTGTTTACCCATATATAACGGATTTATGGCATTCCTAAGCCAATCATCAAATGTGATTACATTAGCTGTTTGTATATCTTTTGTAAGTAATCGAGCATTCAATGTAGCTATATCTATATTGTTTACTAACATATTATCACTTCTTTCTTTGCACTATTAGAGCGGCTTGATTCATAAAGTAATTTATGTCCTTTTGATTTGAAAAAGTATAGCTACCATTAAAATTTATTATTGAATCACCTTGTTTTGAAGAACTTTGATTTGCAGCACTTCCTACGTTTCCTACGCTTCCTGACACAGCCGCTGCAGGATCTAATTTCATTCCAACATTTACATCAGTTACTAATGAATTTATTGCATTAGTAACAAGACTTTTACTATTTTCAATACCTTTTGCAAGTCCACCCATAAAATCGGGCATCCATGATTCATAATCAACTAAAGGTCCTTGATCTGGTACGCTAAAATGTAAAAAGCTCCTTATATCTTGAGCAACTCCTTTTATAGAGGTGCTTACCGCTCCAGCTGCACTCTTTATTCCACTGACTATACCATCTATCATATCTTTACCCCATGTAAATGCTTCACTAGGAAGAGCTTTAAGCCAATCAATGGCTGACGTAATCCCACTCACTATTGCACTTTTTACATTTGAAATTGTGCTTGTTACTCCACTTTTCATACTCGTAAACATATTACTTCCTGTCGTCTTAAGTTTTCCTGGTAATTCATTAAACCAAGATAATAATCCATTCCATAGGTCTTTTGCTCCGCTTACTATAGATGCACATATACTTGTGACGGAACTTTTTAAACTATTCCAAGCAGTTGATGCATCTGTTTTAATTCCTTCCCACAATGTAGACATAAAAGTTTTTAAACCATCCCAAATAGTTTTTGCTATAGTTACTATGCCATTCCATTCCGTTTTAAGAAAGCCTGATATTGCAGTAACAACACCAGTAAATATTAGTTTTATACCATCCCATATTTCTGTAAAAGCTTCTTTTAATTTACTAAATATACTTTGTGTATCTGTACTCAATTTAGTAAAATTACCAGTAACTAAATCTAATATTAAAAGTATAGTTCCTAAAAATATTGTTTTTATTAAATTCCAAACTCCTGTGAAATAATCTTTTAAGCCATTTAGAATAGTTGTTAATCCATCTCTCATGCTATTAAATATATTTGTGATACCCAGTATAAATGGATTAACTATTGCCATTACACCTGTTACAATATCATTCCATACAGTTGTGAAAAAAGTCTTTATACCATTCCACGCACTTTGAGTTGTGTTTGTAATTCCTACCCACAAATTTATAAAAAAAGTTCCGATACTATTCCATATTGTTGTTACAGTAGTTGTTATGCTAGTCCATAAAGTTGTAAAGAAAGTACCAATCCCATTCCAAGTTGTTTCTGTATCAGTTTTTATATCAGTCCATAATTTATTGAAGAAAGAACTAATAGTGCCCCAATTCTTAACAACTACAAATGCTATTGCTGCAAAAGCAGCTACTGCTAAAATTGCTAACCCAATCGTTGGTAAAACTTCTGTATCTAATGTCAATCCAAATGCTTGTGTAACCGTATTTAGTACAGTTAATCCACCTACTAACGTACCTAACACCGCTACGATAGCCAAAACTGCGGCTGTAAATTGAGGGTTTTTAGCAATGAAATCAGCTATTGGAGTTATTATTGTTGCCAGTACTTTTGCGAGTTGTGTTATTACTGGAATTAGTGCAGCACCAATTGTTTCTTTTGTACTTGTAAGTTCATTTTGCATTTGTTTCTGACTTCCTGTAAATGTAGATGCCGCTGCCGCCGCTTGGCCTCCAAACTCTTTATTTAGCTCAGCGATTATTAACTTTTGTGCTCCCGCTGTATCTCCTGTTTTAACCATTGCAGCAATTGCATTTTTTTGTGAAGCCGAAAAAGTGACACCTACACGAGTTAATGCTGTTATTCCTTTTACTGGATCATTAAGAGCCTTTCCTAGTTGTATAGCCGCATCTTTCGGTGCAGTACCCATCTTTTGAGACATATCAAGCAGCGCTTGCGTAGCCATCGGAAATACATTCTTACCAATATTGGTAAACGTTCCAAGCATAGCCTCTCCTGCTTCAACTGTATCTTTTGAAAATGTTGAAACACCCTGTTCTTTTTCTGCTAAATCTTCCATTTGTTTTGCACTAAGGCCCGAAGCATCACCAGTAGATTTTATTGTTTGTTCTAAGTTTGCCTGAGAATCTTGTAATTCCCCAGCACTATCAATTGCACTTTTTAAAAATCCTCCTGCAGCCAAACCAATAGCTCCAAAAGAAAGTTTAAGGGTTTCCATATTAATGCCTAATTTATCGCTTGCTTGTCCAAACATACTTTGCTTTTTAGAAGCTTCGTCAAGCTGTTTGCTTACACCGCTAAGGTTGCTTTCCATAATTTTTAGCTTGCCACTTGCATTATTAGTTTGAATAGTATAGCCTTCAACTGATTTAGCATTGCTTCTTACCTTACTTTCAGAATCAGTATATTGCTTGTTAAGATCCTCAAAATCTTTTTTAAGTTTTAATGTAGCCTCATCATTCGCACCTAATGTAGTTTTACTTTGTTCCCATGATGTTTTGGCGGTATCAACTTTTCCTTTTAAATCCATCATAGCTTTTGAGTTATTTTCTAAACTTATTTTAGATTTATCTAATTGTTCTTGATAGGTTTGTAAAACCTGTTTTTGAATACCTATTTTATCTCCTAGTGCCTGTGCATTAGCTTTTAGACCATCAAGAGAAGTTCCCCAATCCTTTATACCTGCTATGCTCTCCTTAAAGTTACTATCAATTACACTCATTGAAGTTTTTAAGCTTTGCATACCTTGTTGAAAACTAGAATCATTCATAGCTATTTTTACCGCAAGACTTCCTAGATCTTCATCAGACATTTTTACCTCCTTTCAGCATAAAATAAAAACACTCATTAATAATCAATGAGTGTTTTTATTTGCTTTTTTTCTACTTTAAAAAAGATATATTATTTGTTTTTTCTAGAATATTAAAAGATATCATTCATATAAACTTGTTTTTCTTCTTCATCTTCCATACCCTTAAAAATTCTATAGTCATGCCATAAAAGCATTAATTTTTTTAATGTTGTTTTCCAAAATTCCTTTTCTGTCATGTGTAAACATTTTCCTATATTCCATAACCGCGCCCAAGGCAAAGTAATATCTTCATCTTCATCTTCACCCTGGGATATTAGTTTTTTATATTTGTTTTTATTTCTGGTGTAGAAATTGATATTGCGGTTTTAAGTGATTTCATAACTTCCCCTAAGTTTTCAATTTTAATTAGTTTTCCAACTTTCTTTTCAGTTAATGTTTCATCTTCATTTAACAAACCTAAATAAAGCATATATCTAATGGCTTTTATACTTCCCTTTTGCATTTCATTCATTGCATTTTCTATTGTTCCGTACTTATCTTCTAAATCACAAAATGAATTTAAATCAAATATTAAATTTCTACTTTTATCTAAGTTTATAGTTACTCCTATTTGTTTAATGCTACTACCTTCCATTAGTGTTCTCCTTTCAAATTTAATAGAAGAGGGTAATTAAACCCTCTGTTTTATGCTGTTGTAAATTTAATTATCTGTTGTACCATTGATTGACCATAGACATCAGTAACCCCACTTAGGATTATGTCATAAGTCTTAGCCGTAACTAAGCTTACCGTAGGTGAGATAGTTAATATCTTGCCTGTCACATCTAAAGATACTGTATTAGCAACAAATGTATTGTCAGTTTCATCTAATAAAATTACATTGCTGTAATTTACAATTGCATTATTAAATGTTAATACCGGCTTAGTATCTATTGCAACTGCTATATCAGCATCTGCTGGTGCGCTACTAGATAATGTTAATTCTAAAATTTCAGATATTGAAGGTACTGCTACTGCTGTAAACCATGTATCGTCTATATCTAATGGACAACTTGGGTCACATGTATCAATATGATATTCCCAAGGATGCTTCTCCTTGCTACTAGCATCATCAAAACTCCACTCCGTGCATTGGGCTATTCCGGTTATTTTATCAACCTCTGATAAGTCCGGTTTTCCTTCAAGGCCCTTGTAAGTATCATCACCCGGAGTAAACATAACTTCATAGATAACCCCATAACGGTAATATGTTTTTTTATCTACCCTTATTGGTGCTTTATATAGCAATGCTACTAATGGTGGCTCATCTCCACTCGAACTAACTGAACCACTAGTACCCGCAAGTGCCTGTCCAAATAAAAATGCTCTTTCAGAATTTAGCATTGCGTACCTGCTTACTGTTATATCAGCACTTTGAAAGTCTGTAGCTTGGTCAACCATTCTGTTTTCAGCATATGCTTGTGCAGTATTATATTTTGGTTTTATATCTAATTCTTGCACATTTTTAAAATATACTGGTGTTGTAAATGTCATTCCAGATGCTGAATCTGTTAAGTTTTTAGAAACATATAATTTTTCAATACCTGCTTTAGGCATTTAATCATCTCCTTAAATTTTATGTAGAGTTATTCTACATATTGAAATCTAACTATTTTATGTTTTAGTTGTGTATCACTTTCATATAGCTCATAAGCATAAGTTCTGTAGTATCCTGCTTGTGTCATAAGACTTAAGGCTTGATTGTATAAGTCTGTGAAGTCATCCTTAGTCCATATATCCACTTGAATATAATAGCTAGTTGCAATCTCAATATCTTCTGCAAATGCTTCTCCTTGTTCATTATAATTAAAATAAGTTATATAGGTTGTATCATTACCACTGTACCTTAACTTAGTAACTGATATACCAGTAGGTTGTAAAATATCAGATAATTTAATCATAATCCCAGCGCCGCCTTTAACTCAGCCTTAATAATTTCTATTGCCTCTTGTTTATGATTCAAATATGCCGGTGATAGAAATGGATGAGCAGCTTCTTTTGAAGTTCCAAATTCATGAAACTTTCCATAAAATATCACTGAAATATCACTTTTACCTATGCCTATAAGAACATATTTGGTATCACCTTTACTTTTGGGCCTACTTATTTTTAAACCCTTACGTAGTTTCCCTGTTCTGTCAGTAAAAGTTGTTGTTTTTATAGCTTCATTAAGTATTGGTTGAGCAGCCTTTAATAAGGCTTGATTTTGTACTTTACTTGACTTGCTACCTAACTCTTTCACTCTATCGACAAGCTCTTGCATTCCAGTAACTTCTAAATCAGCACTCATATTTTATCACCTCGCTGTTCCACTTGCGCTTACCGACATAAGTTTATCGCTACAAATAAGCTGTATAACCTCACCATTCTTGTCATAGGTCCTTGAAATATAATAACCTGCACCATTATATTCAAGTTTCTTTTCCCCTTCATAATCGTCTGAATTTATTTCAAACATTTGTACTAAGTTAATTCCTTGTGCTGATGCTTGATAAAATTCCGATTGACGTACAGACTTCTTATTAGCAAAAATATTTACCTTTCTGCTTACCTCTGTTTCAACCTCTACGTCATCATCATTAGGTAATATTGCAATATTGATTAAATCAACTACATCTTTATAAAACATTAGCTATCACCCACGCTTAAATTTACTTTTAATTGTTTCAATTCCTTTGTATTAGAGGATATAAGTATCACTATCTGTAATGTCTACGTCACCACCTATAATATCTGCATCACCTGTATAGTCAGTTGATAACGCCAAACTCATTTTAAGTGAATCATAAGACTTTTGAAGTCTTTCTGCATCCGGATTATCAAAACCAAAATTCGCCTTACTATAAATAATAATGGCTCTTTTGATTAGTGGATCAGTATCATCATTTGCTTTAGAACCAAGAATACCAGACAAGATTAAATCCTGACTGGCTCCATTTATAAGGTCTGTTATCTCACCATCTAAAATTGTATTTCTCATTCTTAATGCTGATCTTACATCGTCAAGTATAGCCATTTAAATCACCTACACAATCAAATAAACATCAACAATTTTACCATTTAAGATACTATTTATCTTTATTGTGTTATTCTCTAATGCTACTGCATCTGTTGTAACTATAGGCGCTATAGCTTCTTTAACGTTATCCAAGTAAGTATTCAAAATAGTATTATGTGAAAGCTTATAAGGTATACCAAGTTTTTCACCAAAACCTACACTTGTAGTATCACCACTTACATTTGTCATAATTGGTAAGTCTATTTCTGTTACTGTTTTAAAAGCCTTAGTTCCCTCTACAACCGTAGTCCCATTCAAAACTATTGTTTCTGTTATTATTTGATCTGCATAATTAGTTCCAGTTATAACTACATTACCTACTATGCCTGATGCATTCCCTACTACTTCAATATTTCTTGGCACTGCTGGATTATTTATTCCTACAGTTATTGCCTGTGCTGTTGCGCTTAATAAAGTAGCAATTAGAATTGTTGTATCCCCACCTGCTACTGCGTTAGTTGCACTCACTTGAAAATGCGCTAAAAAAGCTTCATCTACTATAACTTCACCTGCATCGGTACTTAAACTTTGACCCATATTTATATTAAAAGGTGCTAACATATTTTTGCCTCCTTAAATTTAAGGTAGGATTTTAACCTACCTTCTATTGATTTTATTTATAAATTTTAACAAATGCCTCTGCAAGTGCTGGCTTACCATCTGCAATAAGTAATCCTCTATATACTACTGTAGAAGACATAAACCCTGCTTCTCTTGATGCTTCAATCGTTGGTGATTGTGAAAAGTTCATTTTATAATAAGATATATCACCAAATAAAATTACATCATCAGGAATATAATCATCAACAATATATGGTTTATTTAATATTTTCTGAATAAATCCATTTTGTGGGTCTTGAGAAAATATGGGTTTACCAGTTGATGTCTTTATTTTCATCATTGATGCTTCTGTATTACTGCTCATAACAAATTGTGCATTAGCACGATATAAAGTGCCTAGTTTTGCTCGTCCATCTACAAGTGAGTCATAATCAAGTGTTGTATATTGAATACTGTTTGATTCATCCCATACAATACCATTTAATATTCCAGTTGGTTGTGGCTTATTAGGTGCTACTGGGCTTGGACCTTGACCACTAAGTATTGCATTTTCTACTGCTATTGCTAATTGTCTGCTAAGTTCAGCAACTATATAAGCTTCAAAAGCATCAATTGTCATTGTTAAAACATTTATAGATAGTTTAACAAATTTAGCAAGTAAAAAACCAGAAAGACTTATTGATATAACACTATCGTTATCATCTGTTGCATCTACAGCTTCTGCACTCCATACTGCAGCATTTTTTGCATTAGCAACAACAATATTTAAGTTACCAGGTATAAATGTTGATGTGATAAGAGGAAATAACACACTTGTCTGTCTTAATTTATCAATGATCATATCAAATGTAGTTGTAGGCACTGCCGCTCCTGCACTACCTGCGGAAGTGGTTACTGCTCTTTGTTCGCCAATAGTCATTGCTTGTCTTTCAACTTCATTTAATTCTTTACCCTGTAATTTTTTAAGATATGCAGTTCTATATTCTGGTGCTTTTAAAAGATCCTCTTGTGTCATGCCTTCAAAGCTTCTTTTCTGTGGATCTGCTTTTGGCATTGGTATTGGATCAGCATCTATTTCACCGATATTTATTCCTGCTGCAATAGCTGATCTTTTTTCGATAAGGTTTTGTTCTGCATCAAGGCTTCTTATCTCTGTTTCAAGTTCATCGAGTTTAATAGTTTTATCTTCACCCTCAAGTAGACCTCTAATAGCTGTTTTTCTTTCTCTTATTTCTTTTAATCTTTTACCCTTCATATATGTTTACCTCGCTTTTTTTATTTTTTTGTATAAAAAATAGAAAGTCCTAAAACTTTCTGTTATAAATAAGTTTTTAATATTAATTTTTTTCTAAGTTCAGCATCTTTTAATATCTTGCTATCTTTAGTTCTTAGTTCTTCGATTTTATTCTTACATCTTGGACTAACAACAGCTTCTGTATCCGGATAAGCAGGGGTAGTAACCACAGAAACATCATATAGTGTCTGTATTTTGTTTACTGTTCTTTCATATATCTGATCTTGCTCATTAAATTCAATATCCTCTGCACTATCATCGTCAGGATCAATTGCAAATGAAAAACTACATTGATTTACTACGTTATTTCTTATGTTTTCTTTTAAGTCATTTGCATAAGTTGTATTTGTAGGGGTACATATAAAATGAAGTCCTATTCCATCTGTGCTTAATACTAAACTTCCAGTACCACTGGTTATGGTATTCCTAGCTAGAGGCATGTTTTGATCATGGTTAAAAGTTGCCACTACATTACTCGTATCACAGCCATCTAATGCTCCATTCTTAATCATTTCTCTAAATTGTAACCAACATCCTAAAGTATCTGACCATTTATTGAATTTTAAAGCATAACCTTCGATTATTTCTTGTTGCTGGTCCCCTTCACCAACAGTCCTTAACTCTACTTTAGCTGTTAGCGTTCGTACTTCCTTCTGTATTCCCATCTTTTTTTGTTCCTGTATTTCCTTCGCCACTCGTATCACCTCCTTTACTTGTATCTACTCCAGTCTGGTAATTATCAGCAAGCTTTGCATTAACCATATTAAGCGTTTGGACACGTCTTTCTCCTTCGTCTCCACCAATTGTAGGCATATTAAACATATCAAGTATTTGGTCAATACTTGCAGCACCAATATTAGTTAAGAATGTTCCAACTGCTACCTTAGTGGCATTACTTGCATATTGTAATTTATTTGCTTCATAAATAATCTCGTTACCAAAGCCCTGTTCTCTATCTGTAAACATTTTAGCGGTAGATTCTTGACTAAGTTGAATTGAAATAGGTTCTAATATACTTTCATAAAATGCATTCCATTGTACTTCTGTGTAATTAGATGTTACGATTTCTTTACATATCCCAAAATATTTATATACTTTTTGCTCAATGAAATCCATCTGCATATAGTTAATCATCTTAGGATCATTTTTTAATTCAACATAGTCAAAAGCACTATCTGTTGATGCAACTCCACCGTTATTATTAATACTCATATAGTCATCCATAAAATCTTTTGTTCTGTCCTTTTTATCCTGCCTTTTTAATATTTGAGTAAATTTTAATATACCTCTCAAAAATGCAGATGTTTTAATAGCATTTATTATACCTTGGTCGCTAGTGTGTATAAGTTCTAATATTGGATGCAATGCATAATCATTTGTTTCTCCAAAAATATCATCTTTATAAAAGAATCTTCTTAGATGTATTAAATCTGTATAGGGCACTGTGATATAGTCACCACTCATAAACATAAACTTAGCATAAATCTCACCATTATATTCCATGAATTCTGTCGTTGAAGCGTTGATAGGATAAAATCCCTTTATGTTACCGCCGCTATCAGCTTGTATATAAATAAAAGCATTATTCTGCATAAACATTTGAGTTATAATTTTATATCTAAAAATATATGCATTCATAAATGGATTGGGTTGTACATCTAATAGTGTTTGAATATTATCATTTACTAATGTTACGTTACCTTTAATATCTCTTCTAATATGTTTCGGTTGAAGCTTTGCTGCATTACGTGCTATTGCATCAACTGCGGATCTAACTATATCAGAAGTGTAAGCTTCATTTCCAAATTGTGAGAATATAGGAACATATCCATTCAACATTTTTAATTGAGTAGCTTGTCCTATGGGTTGTCTAGGCTTATTACCCCCACCAAATACCATATTAAATAGACTTCGTTTTTCTTTTTTCAATTTATCACCACCTTTCATGTAGACTATTCGTATTATTTTTTTACATCAATGCTTGATAATCCTCTGAATGTTCTCCGAGTCCCACATAAGCATCAAGTAAACTAACCATTCCATCAATACGTTGTCTTTGATTTCTGCCTTTAAGTGGACGTATATTATCATTGTCATCATACTTAGCAGTAGTATTTGTAAGACACCATTTCAATACTGGATTATTATTATAATTAACTAATTTAGATTTTAAATCAGCCTCTAATATTCTCATTGGTTGACTGAATGTCATTGCTCCTTGAGCACATTTTTGCATATTAAACCCTGCGGCTACCATTTCATTTACCCAATACCCTGCTAATGCTCTATCATAATAAATCCATAATGGAGTCATATCATATTCATTAATCATTTTTACATACCAAGCTGTTACGTCAGCATAATCAACCCTGAATCCTTCACACGATGTCATTAATCCTCTTTCAACCCATTTATCGTATGGAATCCTATCCTCAGTCGAACGTATCGTAATAAGTTCTTCTGGCAAGAAGTATTGTTGTAATATATATTTTTTGTTACTTCCAGGTTTCATTATTAAAAGTGTTGCACATGTTAAATCAGTTGTTGCAGATAAATCACATCCACCTATTGCATAAGTATCTCTTAATTCTTCCATATCAAAGCATTCAGTATTATTTATATCCTCAAAACTTAGCCAAGCCTCTCCATTTGTTTCTCTTATATTAAAATCTTTGCAAAGAAGATTTTTAGTTAATTTAGAATTTGCTTTTGCTTTATTAACCTTATTTTCTAATTGATCTAATCTCTTTATGGTTCCAAGTCCTGGATTAGCTTTTTGCCAACACTCAGGTTCTATCCATTCCTCTCTATTATCCAACTCATAAATAATAGGCAAGAACCTTTCATTTCTATATCCCTCAGCATCCTCAAACCCATTGATAAGTCTTTCAGCTTCATCATATTTTAGGTCATATACACACTCTCTTACTGTTCCTGCTGTAGTAGTTATAAAAATTAAAGGTTCTTCTCTTGCTGTTGTACCATCAACAATAACATCATATAAATTTTGGTCACTCCAAGCATGAATTTCATCTAGCAACGCACCTTGAACATTCAAGCCATCTAATGTATCAGAATCTCTTCCAAGAGGTTTAAAAAAAGAATCGTTAAAATCACTTATCATTTCACTTACTAAAGGTTTAATCCTTTTAAGCAATGTAGGCGATTTTTTAACCATTCTTTTAGCTTCTAACCATATTATTTTAGCTTGATCTTTCTTAGTAGCGCAAGCATATATTTCCGCCCCAGGTTCTCCATCTGCTACTTGTAGATAAAGCCCAATTGCAGCTGCTAAAGTAGATTTACCATTTTTTCTACCAACTACGAGCATTACTTCTTGAAATTTTCTTGTACCATCAATTTTATGAATAATACCAAATGTTGCAGTAACTAAAGCTTTCTGCCATAGCTCTAATAAAAATGGTTTTCCACCCATTTTACCTTTACTATGCTTACAATAGTTTTCAATAAACTCCATTGCATGATTAGCTTTTTTAGGACTATACTCCCACTCAGAGTTAGGATCATTTATTAATCTAATAAGTTCTTTATATGTTTTATATACTTTTAGACTTGTATTAATTATTTCATTTGTTAATTTTAATTCACTAAGCTTCTTATTTAATTCTATTAGCTTTTTTTCTTTTGATTTAATTTCTATTTCATTGTTTTTTTTAATTTTTAGTTTATATAACTCATTTTTCAATGTTTCTATTTCTAGAAATAATGGTTTATATTTTATCGTTTCCCAATACTCAATAATAGGATTATAAGTAGTTTCATAAACTATTCTTTTAATTCTAGCGCTTAACATTTGCTATTAACAAACTTTTCAAAACCATCATCCACTACCTTTGGCATTTGTTTAGGTAATAAATCAGTAAGTTGTTTCATTACTGTCATATGATTTTTTATCATAGCATTATATATATCTACTTCAGGACTTTTCTTTGTACCAAATTGATTTTCTCCATTTTGATATTCACTTATAACTCCATCTTTATTAATTGCTTTTTGTAGGTCCTCTAATGTTACATACATAAAAGCAGAATTTTCGATAAGAGAATGAACTGCTTTTTTAGTTTTAAGATCTAATTTAGTGAATAATTTATTAAGTTTCTTTATTTCATCATCTATTCTTATCTTAATGTTAATTTCTCTTTCTTCTGGTATTTCTATTTCATTCTCATTATCTTCCATTAAATTCGCCTACCTTTCTTTTTTGAATATTTCTACACCCCCCCTCTATAAATGGTCTGTGCGTTTTTTGATTGTATTACCACGGTCTTTAAAAACATTCTACACTGCGGTGAATAGGGGGGCTATTACTATTATTTATCGATTAATAGATAGACATATAGTAACCAATACTATAATTTATTTTTTTATTTTTTATTTTCGATTTTTTATTATTATTTTTATTTATCTTTCAATTAAGTTACCATCAATATCAAACATCAATCCTTCTTCTGTTACTCTACTACTACCCATATGTATCTCGTTATGACATAGTAAGCAATTGTATTCTAAGTTACTCCAATCTAAAGTAATGTATGGACTGCTTATGTTTGATGGTGTTAATGGTATCTTGTGATGAACTATATAACCAGGTGTTATCCTACCCTTTCTTAAACATGTCTCACATAATGCATCAACACTTTGTATATACCCTATTCTACATTTCAGCCATGCCTTACTCCTATAAAACTTCTTAGCAAACTCTTTAGCCATTATATAACATCATTACTTATTAACGTCTTTCACTATTAGAGTAAGCTGTCATGTCTTTACCTTTTGCCATATATTCCAACAATACGAGTTGTGGTGCTGTAGGTCCACCACAATATCTACATGCTCTACCATCTAACTTTGTTATACTACTCTTTACTATTATTACCTTATTACAATTCATACGTTTATACTCAGTATACTCAGTCATACTATCAACTCCTTAATATTTGTGCCTTACTCCTTATCTAAAAATTGTTCTTTGATTGCTTCTCTTATAATCTTTTCTATACTATCTTTGCTTTTACCAATAGCACTGGCAAAAAAGTCTCCGGTTAAAACACTATTACTAAGTCCATTAAATGCCAAATATCTTTCATACGCTTCATCATCCATTACTCTTAATACATCATCAGGAATATTATATGCCTTAGATATATTGGCAACTGTATCACCATGATATTGGCTATACTTAGGCTTGTTTAATCCTAATGCCCTAACGATTCTGCCACAATCAGTATCTATTCTTTTCATTATTTCAGCATCATCTTTTGACTTATCTAATATTTCCCTCCACATTTTTGTATCAAACATATGTTTGTTATTATCTATTATCGTGTAATCATTAAATCTAGAATCTAGTATAACTACTTTACAACCAAATTTTTCAGTAAGCTCTTTTTCTTTTATTTCTATATCAATATTGCTCATAAGTGTTTTGGCTTTAATCACAAAAGTTTTCATAAAAATCCTTCTTTCTAATTTTATTTAGTATTACGTATTTTGTCATTCTCAATTAGCTTAAATTATTTCCCAAGCCTTATTCCCAAATGTTATATATGCTCTAAAACCTTATGTATAAACACTTCATAGATTTTAAAAAACACTATTTTTTCATTATTTTTCTATATATTATGAGTTATCCTCATTACTAAGTGTGTCTAACTCTTTAAATGCCCTTTGATAGCTGATATTACTATATTTAAAGCACATTGTAATAATGAGTTACACGTATTGTTTTTATAGATAACTATTAAAAAAGAGTAAAAAAATATAGTTACCAGGATATTCTTTTGCCTTTCTTATGGCATTGAAATATCTTATAAACTATTAGTCTTAATTCGCTATTATTAATTTTTATATCTTTATTTGTTATAACATCTGTAATATCATTTGCAATATACTTTCTAGCATTTATTCTATATCCTAAATCATTTATATATTTTGCAACATTGGTTACACTTTCCATTGCAAGATATTTTTTAAATATTAATTCGTGGATATTATCATTATCAGCTATTTCTATTCTTAATAGTTTCTTTAATTTATTTAATTCTTTAACCCTTTTATTTATATCATCAATGTTCATATTTTCACCTAATATATTTTAAAGTTTTTGATTTTAGTATTTATAGCAGATTGTTCAATTCCTATATATCTTAAAGTAATTGAAGGATCTGCATGATTAAATATTTTTTGTAATGTTACTATATCTTTATATTGTTGATAGAAATGGAAACCAAACGTTTTTCTAAGTGAATGCGTCCCAAGATTTGCAATACCTTGTGATTCCCCTGCTTCTCTAATTATCTTATATGCCATTTGCCTACTTAGTTGTGTATTGCTATTTTCTCTACTTTTTATTAAATATTCATTTAATTCCTTAGGTTCACAATAGGCTTTAATCTCTTTCTTCATAAAAGCATTTAAAGGAAAAACTCTTTGTTTACCTGTCTTTTTTTCTCTAATATTTATATACTCTTTATTTTTAATATCTTTTACTCTAAGTTTTAATATATCTGAAATTCTAAGACCTGAATTAATACCTAATATAAACATGATGTAATTACGTTCTGATCCTTTTCTAAGATAAATGCTTATATCTTCAACTTTTTTCCCATCCCTTATTGGATCTACAAAATTCATTCATATATCACCTGCCTAATTTCTAAATGAGGATGAAGTATAAGAACGCAATCCTTAAAATTCGATTTATTCCTATTTCTCATACTTTTGCCTCCTTTTATTTTTTTAAGCATAGAAAAAGACACTGAATTATCTCCAATGTCTCTCTTCATTTCTCGTTATACATACTATAATCTAATGAAACGGACAAATGTTACACTTTTTAAAAATAATTATATTTTTTTATTTTCTTATCTTTCTTTTTTAATTTTAGCCATTATTCTTCTCGCTGTTCTTTCATTCATATTTAGCATCTGAGCTATTTGTATATAGTTTAATCCATCAACATCTTTCAACTTGCAAACTTTATAATTTATTCCTGTTAGACTTCTTAATTTAATATTCATTAATTCCTTTTGTTCTAGCATTCCTTTTAATATTATTTCTTCTCTTTCTAATCTTACATCAATTCTGTTTATACTTGGTATGACTCTTTCTAGTGTCGTAAAGTTCATAGAACCATGTGGCATATCAGAATAAGTTTGTGCCTTAAGTTCGCCTGGTGGTTTAAGTAATCCCTCTAAACTTTTTTTCTCATTCTTAAGCCTTGATATATTCATGTTTGCTATATCTATCTCTATGCATAAATCTTTATAAGTATCGATTGCGTAAATAATAACCATCCCCTAAGTTTATTTATTATGAAATTCTTTTGTATTCATATACAACATTTTCTAAGCTCGTTTCCGCATAAATCTGTGTGGTTTTTGGATCTGAATGTCCAAGTAATTTTTGTACACTATGCAATGACATGCCGCCTGCTAACAAGTGTGTAGCAATAGAGTGACGTAGCAAATGTGGGTATATTGCTTTCCCTAAATTTGCTCTAGTTGCAATAACTTTAATTAATCGTTCTATGCTCCTACCGCCTAGCCTGCTATGTGGTGACTTACTAGTTATAAATAAAGCTGGGTTATCATCATTTCTTGATAATATATATTCTTGCATCAAATATTTAGCTTTTGTATTAAAACAAACTACTCTTTCCTTATTTCCTTTTCCAATTACTTTTAGTGTTTTATCTTGAAAGTTGATAGAATCTTTATCGACTCCAACGATTTCTGAAAGTCTGCATCCAGTGCTATATGTGAACTCAAGTAATGTTCTTTCACGTAAATTTTCACATTTTTGTCTTAATATTTCTATTTCGTCTACCGTAAGCGCTTCTCTTAATCTGATTGGCTCCTTAGTTTGATTTATTTTTAACATTGGGTTTTTAGGGATATATTCTTCTTGAAACAACCATGCGAAAAAACTTTTCATTATATTTATTTGTGTATTTGTACTGGATGGCATCAAGTTCTTACATCTTTGAGCTAAAAACATTCTCATATCCATTGTGGTTACAGTAGCTAATGATTTTTTTAACATGCTTGAAAATATTAATATATTATTTTCATAGTTTTTTAAAGTTCTTGTAGACAAGCCATCTAGTTTCTTGCAAACTAAATATATTTGCAGTTTTTCTTCGGTATCGCCGCCAGTTACTAATGATAATTCTTGTGGTACTACATCATATCTATATAAAACTTCCTCTATTATTTCCCTAACTTTTAGTTGATTTATCTGTGGAAACTCTAGTGTTAATTTACCTACCATTTTTATTATTACTTCATCATTTGCTAATCCCATGTTTTTTCTCCTATGTTTTTTATTTTCTCCTAAGTATTTTTTACTAGGAAAACATGGTATACTAGCCATGTCTCCTAGACTTTTATCTTCTAGTTGATATTAAGGGCCAAATGTTATCTAGACGAGCGGCCCTTTTTTTATTTGTAATTATTTATCAGCTTCTGCTTTTAACATATCTTCCATTGTAGCTGCTATCTTATTTGCTCTTATCTCACTTATTCCATTACTTCTCATTGCATCAAAATAATATTTTTTAACTGTTTTTGCAGTATTAGTTATATATTCACTTGCTTTTATAATCGCTAATTCTTCCATCGTTGGGGCTTGTCTTATATCTCTCTTGGATGTCTTCTTTCATTTCTATTCATATTTTTTCATCAGCTTCTTTTACTGCTTCATAACATTGACACTTTTCTGCATCTCTTAAGTTTTCTAAGTTTGCATTAGCTTGATGACAATAAAATTTATAGTTCTTAGGTTTTAAAAATTCTATAAATTCGCAGGCTACACAATGATTACAAGTTTTTTTCATATTAATTACCCCCTAATTTCAGTGTCTCGATATTTTTGTCTCTTACATCTATTTTTATGGGTTTATTCATTTCTAAAAATTGGGTTGACTGAATTTTAGCCGATTTTTGATAGGTTGTGCCATCTTTAAAGAGTTCTGGTGGTACTCCAAACGCATTGTAGATTTCTTTTTCCGTAATCATATTAATTCTCCTTTCAACATCGCCATATGTTTGTATTGCGCCACTAGCCTGCATTAAAACTACTTAGTAATATTTCTGTTTCTCCCTCAAAATTAATTTCTTCTATAGTTGCATTTTCTTTTGTAAAATTTTCATCATCACATACACTCAACACATCCTCAATACTTTCCGCTCTGACTATGTGAGCATCATATTCGTCATAACCATAGTCATCTCTTTTAATTATAAATATTTTCATTTCAATTCCTCCTTCGGAATATTCTCATATTTGTCATTGACCATTACCCTATATCCACTTAAATTCTTTGCCACATTTCTTACATATTCTTAGTTCCTTGCCGTTTATTTTGTTTTTTATTATGAGCGTATCTTTAAATTGAGTATGCTTTTCACAAAGCTCACATTTTACACATTTACAACTCATTACTGGCACCTCATTTCATATTTTAAATTTAGAATAACTATTTGTGATAATATTATTTACCTCAACTATCAATTGGTCCCTATCCATTTTTGTATAACCTTTTACTTTATTTTTTCTGCAAGTATGTCTAAGATCTGTAATGGTCCAAGTCCCTACAGCTGGTATATTAATTACTATTGGTTTTTGCTTAAGTGGGCATTCTTTTATTTGGCATTCTTTGCAGCAAACTGTACAATCAGGCGCTACTCTTTTATTCATAAATATTACCTATAACATATAAACTATCAATTTCAGTAAATAAAAGTTCTGAATCTAATAAGTGAGTAATCCACCATGAACCCTCTGAAAACTCAACAGTACCTTCTATATCAATTCCTCCTGGTGCCATTGAACTTCTTTGAACTATGTCCCCCTCATATATTTCTATACCCTTATTATCATTAATACCTGTATATTGCATCAGTTCAACATCTTCTTCATTCCATTCATTTGAAAACCTATGAAGCGTTCTCTTTGGAGCTCCTTGACCAGTTGTAAACCCATACATATTAAACCCATTTATAAAACCTTTTCCTTTTTTATCCCATGCCCTAAATTTAATTTTCCTCATTATTTCCACCTTTCAGTTGTCCGGGATTACCGAACAACTGTATATTTTATCAACTTTTATTTTTAATAATTTGCTGGTATAGAAAAACTTTCTAGTAGATTCTTAGGCAATTTAGTAGGTAATACTGTTAAAGCTGATTCAAAGTACATAGGGTTTGCTTTTCCTGTTTTTGGATCTATTAGCATTATCCATGTGGCATTAACATTTGTAGCCTTATAAAGTCCATTAGGATCTGCTTGTGGGAGTATTGCATAACCACTTTGATAACTTTGTGCAATTCTTTCAGGATTAGTATATTCAGTACCATAAGGTATTCCATATCCCATAGCTTGTCCTATATAGGTAAACTTCCCTGTATACTCGTTTTTAGTGTAGGCATAAGTTACAAGTTTTGAATCATCACATGCTTCCATGATGTTTTTTAAAGTGGCTTTTTCATAAAAATTAACTATGTTTGGCATACCTAATTTAGACTGTGCTTGTGCTTGTAACTGTTCTGTTTGATTAGCTTGAGTATTATCTGTACTGCTTGTGTCACCCTCGCACCCTACGAATAAGGTAACTGTCATTGCTAATATTACTAATATTGATGCTGCTTTAAACTTTTTCATTAATATTCCTCCTAGAATTTTATTATTTTATATTTCCGTTTTGACAATCAATTAAAAATTGTTTAAGGCTTAAATTATTTATTGTATTTTCATCAAAATTTGAAAATTGTTCGTTTATATGCTCTATAATCGCGGTTCGTTCAACTGGATCTTTATCTTGAGCTAATTCCAATTTATCTTTTGAAAGATCTTGAATCATACCATCTGTAAACCCTTTACTTTTATGAAACATGTTTGTTTCAGAACTACTTACTTTTACTCCTACGGTGTTGTTATATAATGCTTGCAACTCACCACTTGCAAATCCTCCACCTATTACAACTACAAATACTAACAAACCAATTAATATATTTTTCTTCATTTAATATTTTCCTCCTAATTTTTATTACGTGATATTTAGCAATTGCGGCATAACTATTAATTTTAGAATGGAATTTCACCATCATCTATCTCTGTTAAATCCTCAATATTTGTTTCTTTTTTTTCAGCTACTTTATTACCTGGTTTACTAGACCACTCTAAAAAGTCAACTTCATCAGCAATAACCTCTGTTACATACCTCCTAGTACCGTCTTTAGCTTCATAATTACGCGTTTGAATATTTCCTGATACACTTAATAGTTTCCCTTTAGCCATATAGTTAGCTGTTGCTTCTGCTTGCTTTCCAAATACCACTATTGGTATAAAGTCAGCATCCGGTTGTCCTTCTCTTTTAAATCTTCTATTAACGGCTACAGTGAAAGTGGCTACAGC